GGGTACACGCATATTATTGACGGAGACGGCTATGGCTATTGGCGGATTGATGGATACGAACGTACCGAGTCAGCTTGACGAGGACGATTTACGCGCTGAGTTGGAGATAGAGATACCGGACTCGGGCGGTGATCCTATGTTGTATGCGGTAGATTCTGATGTGGAGATAGAGATAGTTGACACGGATGACGGCGGGGTTGTGGTAGATTTTGATCCCGAGGACATGCGTGGTGAGGGCGGTGATTTTTACGCTAATTTGGCGGAGGAGATACCGGACCGCGAACTTAGTCGCATTGGCAACGACTTAGCGGGTGAGTTTGATGCAAACAAGGCTGGTCGTCAGGATTGGGAGGATGCGTATACGGATGGTTTGGAGTTGTTGGGATTTAATTACGAGGAGCGCACTCAGCCGTTTCGTGGTTCCAGTGGTGTAACGCATCCTTTGTTGGCGGAGGCTGCGACGCAGTTTCAGGCGCAGGCGTTTAACGAGCTACTTCCAGCGGGTGGTCCTGTACGGACGCAGATTATGGGTGAGGAGACTCATGCCAAGGCGGATCAGGCCAAGCGGGTTCGTCAGTTTATGAATTATTACATTACGAGTGTTATGGAGGATTACACTCCTGACATGGATCAGATGTTGTTTTATTTACCGCTTGCGGGCAGTACGTTTAAGAAGACTTATTACGATGAGGTTATGGACCGTGCTGTAAGTAAGTTTGTTCCGGCACAGAATTTGGTTGTTCCGTATGATACTTCTGATTTGGATACGTGTCCGAATATAAGTCAGCTTATACGGATGGATTTGAATGATTTGCGTAAGAAGCAGCTTGCTGGGGTTTATTTAGATATAGATGTTATACCTGCGCAGGGTGATGTTACGGAGGTTGATTCTGAGATAAACCGGATTGATGGTATTGAGCCTTCGCAGATTGATTATGACTGCACGTTGTTGGAGTGTCACGTTGATTTGGACTTAGAGGGTTATGAGGATTTAGGGGAGGATGGGGAGCCTACGGGCATTAAGGTTCCTTATATTGTTACTATTTCTCAGGACAACGGTCAGGTTTTGTCTATTCGGCGTAATTACCGTGAGGACGATCCGACTAAGAAGAAGATTTCATATTTTACGCATTTTAAGTTTTTACCGGGATTTGGGTTCTATGGCTTGGGCTTGATCCATACTATTGGTGGATTATCGCGAACCGCGACCAGTGCTTTGCGGCAGTTGATTGATGCGGGTACTTTGTCGAATTTGCCTGCGGGGTTCAAGGCCCGCGGGCTTCGAATTAGGGACGACGACGATCCTTTACAACCGGGGGAGTTTAGGGACGTAGATGCTCCGGGTGGTGCGATACGTGACAGTTTAATGCCATTGCCATTTAAGGGTCCTGACCGGACGTTGTTTGAGTTATTGGGTTTTGTTGTACAGGCTGGGCAGCGGTTTGCGACGATTACTGATATGAAGGTTGGTGATGGTAATCAGAATGCGGCGGTTGGCACGACGATAGCGATGTTGGAGCAGGGTTCGCGAGTAATGAGTGCTGTTCACAAGCGTTTACATTATTCGATGCGTCAGGAGTTTAAGATTTTGGCGCGTGTAATGTCGGAGAGTTTACCGCAGGAGTATCCGTATTCTGTTGCTGGTGACGAGTCGAGTATTATGGCGTCGGATTTTGATGATCGTGTTGATGTAATTCCTGTCAGTAATCCGAATGTATTTAGTCAGGCGCAGCGGATTGCGTTATCTCAGACTAAGATGCAGTTAGCGGCGCAGGCTCCTGAGATGCATAACATGCACGAGGTTTATCGTGATATGTATGAATCTTTGGGTGTGACTGATGTTGATAGGATAATGAAGGCGGTTCCGGATGATGAGCCGCGGCCCTTGGACCCTGCTCAGGAGAATATCAACGCTTTGGACATGATGGAGTTACGTGCGTTTGCGGGTCAGGATCATCAGTCTCATATTATGGCGCATTTAATTTTTGGTGCGACTCCGATGGTTGGACAGATGCCGCAGGTTGCTGTTGCTTTACAGAAGCATGTTTTGGAGCATGTTAAGATACAGGCTGAAGAGGCTGGTATGCAGCAGATGCAGCAGGCGCAGGGTGGTGACGAGGCTCAGATGGAGATGCAGTATCAGGCGGTTGTTGCACAGTTGGTTGCGCAGGGTATGCAGCAGGTTAAGCAGTTGTCTGGACAAATATCTGGTCAGGGCCCTGATCCTCTGGTAAAGCTTAAAGAGAAAGAGTTGGAGATTAAGGCTCAGTCGGAGCAGGCGGATGCTCAGATTGATCAGGCTAAGTTGCAATTGGATCAGCAGAACATGCAGATGCGGGGTCAGCAGTTCCAGCAGCGGCTTGAGAGCCAAGAACAGCAGACGAACAAGCGCATTCAGAGTGCGATGGACCGAGAATTATTAAAGCAAAGGAGTCAGTGATGGCTAAAGATACTTTAAAAATACCCACAATGGCTGAATATGCCGCAAGTTTAGTTGGAGCTAATGTAGGATCAAAACTAGGGGGCAAAAAAGGTGGTCTTATTGCAGGTTCAAAAGGGGCTTCTACTTTAAAAAAAATTGTTAAAGGAAAATAAAATGGCTAAAGTAAAGTTTCAAGGGGCCCCTGCGGGTCCGGCACCGAAGGCGGTTCCTTACGCAGACATTAAGGATCAGGGCCGTATTCCTTATGGCAAGAGTGCGCCGTTTAAGATACCTACGTCTACTTCGATTAAGACGGCTCGTGGTATGGGCGCTGCGAAGCGCGGCGGCAAGTATCACGCGTACAGTTAAGGGGGTTTTGACATGAGTAGGTTTCTCAACGGCCTGTCTAACTTTCAGATGAACAGTGGTGTTCGTGCGGATGGCCTGTCCGCGAACGATTTACAGCGTCAGTTGAACCGAATTGTTCCTCCTCAGCCTGTTCCTCAGCCGCTTCCTTTTGCGGGGCTTCCCGAACGCCGTGACTCGAACCTCTTTTTCCAACAGAATGATCCTGCTTTTTTACAGGAACAGGCTAAGTTACAGTCTGCGTTTGACGAGATGCCTGCGGGGCCCGCGCTAACGGCCCAAGCGCCTCAACAACAGTTTGCTGAGGGGTACGGGCCTCAAGTACAAATGGCGAGTCCTCAACAGCAGATGTTATCCCAAATGCAGAACCGAGGTTTTAGTTCGCCTCAACCACAACAACAAATACAGCCCGCGCCTCAACAGCAGATGGCTGGTGGATACGGGTCAACGGGCTCGTACCAAGGCGACCAGTTCTCTCGGGGTGTGATGTCTTTACCTCAAATACAGGATAATTTTTATTCTCCTCCCGCGGGTGGTTACACGGCACCGCCAATAACTTCACCGTACTCAATGTTCTAATGCTATGATTGATCCTGTAACGGCTTTTGCCGCAGCCAATGCCGCCTTTAAGGGTGTAAAGATGTTGGTTGGTGCTGGTCGTGAGATGCAGGACGTTAGTCAGCAGCTTGGAAAGTGGTACTGTGCGGTTGCGGATATTTCCAAAGCTGAGACGCAACGTAAAAATCCAACGTGGTTGGATAAAAAGACACAAGGTTCCGATAACATAGAGCAGCAAGCTATGGATATTGTGATCCGCAAGAAGACTTTGCTTGAAAAAGAGAAAGAGATTAAGTTCATGCTGGACTACAGGTTTGGCTTGGGCACTTACGACGAGATGTTGGGTATGCGGCGCAAGATACGCGCAGAGCGGGAGGAGACGGTGTATCGTGCTATGGAAGCCAAGCGCCAGATACAGAATAACATGGCTATTGGTGCGTTAAGTCTTGGTATAATTAGCGTTTTGGGTGGTGGTATGTATTTAATAGTGTTGGCTACCCAATAATGGAGTCTTGGACGTTATATGTTGTTATCTTTTTTATAAGTGGTGAGACAATTATGTTGGAGAACAATGAAAAGTTTTCTACGAGGCAGGCTTGTTATCAAGCAGGTTTGACGAGAGCTGTTTACCTTTTAGAGCAAACAGTAGCTATAATAGGCGTTCCTGCTAGGGGTAGTTTTTCTTGTCAGAAAGTTGGTTTAGATGTTTAAAGTTTTTTTGATAGCTTCTACGCTTGCGGGAGTAGCCAACCCCACTCATGTTCAGTGTCACTTATGGAAGCGGTTTACGGACGGAAACGGTCAAAAGGTTTGTGTTTACAGGTTTACAGCGGGGTATGGTGGCTTGGGGTATCATTACCCTACGAAGAGTTTTTCCGAGTGTCCGAAGGTTTTTAGTTGTCTTTATGAGAAGAAAGACAAGCGACCTAGCTTGTCTGAAATATTGGACGGCCTGAAAGGAGGGTTTTAATGTCTATGGAGAAGTTTTTGGCATGGAGGATCATGCCTAGATTTATGATGTTGGTAATGACTGTTATGTATATCAGGGTGATTGAGTGGTTTATGTCTTTGCCGCAAGATGTTGTTAGTACGCAAGCTACTGCGCTTACTGCAACCGTAACGGGTGCTATGACAGGTGCCTTCGCCGTATGGTTAGGATCAGAGAAATGATGGCATTATTAGGGAGTTTGCTGGGCTTCGGTAGTTCTTTTCTGCCCGAGGTACTTAGCTATTTTAAAGCTAACCAACAACAAAAGCATCGTATGGAGATGATGCAACTAGAGACAGAACTTGCTCAGAAACGTTCTGAGATGAAGCTGGTTGAGTTAGATA